CCCCCCCGGGGGGGGGGCTTCTCTTCTCTTTCAGGACGGTTATAGGACGGTTCAGGACGGATAGGGCGTCTCTCTGACGCCCCTGCGCGACTGTCTGACGCCCCCCCTGCGTCTCTCTGACGCCCCTGCGCGACTGTCTGACGCCCCTTGGGGCGGCGCTCTGACGCCCCACCTGGAAACAGGCTGCCTTGGGAAAAAGCAATCCGGTAGACGGTCGGGCACTTGGGGGTTGACGCCGTTTCTACTAGAAGAATCCGCTTGTCGCGCAGGTCTTTCAATGCCCTCTGCACCGTCCGGCGATCAAGTGAGGTTTTTGAGCAAATCGTAGCCACGCTCGGGAAGCTGTTGGTGCCAGAGTCATCCGCGTGCCAGGCCAACGTCAAAAGAACAAACTTCTGGACCCACGGCAATTCCATCTTATAGACCAAACTCATGCAGCGCACGCTCATGCCTTACCCTCAAATTCCAATTGCTCCGGCTGCTTCTCGAAGAGATTGGGCTGGGCCTCGACCAGCGCGATGCGTTCGCGGGCGATGCGGCAATACTCTTCGCTGATTTCAAAGCCGAGGAAGTGGCGGCCTAGCTTCTTTGCAGCGACTGCGGTTGTACCAGAGCCGAGGAAGGGGTCCAGAATCACACCATTCGGAGGGCATAAAAGCTCCGATAGATATTCCATGCTGTCGAGCGGTCGCGGGCAGGGATGTGCTGTCCTACTGTGGTCGCCCACTCCTTGCGTTCTGCAAACGTCTGTGCTTACGAAAAAATCTCTTTCGCTACAGGTCATATCCCATAGACGTTTCCCCTTGCTCACCCCACCAACTAAAACCAAGTAATCTGTTCGCCATTGAATGTGACAGGGCATCCACTGACCGAATAGCTTTGGCAAGGCAACCAACCGCCACTCATTTCCGAACCATGCAGACCAGCGCGGTGCGTACTTTGCAGCTTGGAAAATTCCAACCAGAACAGAGAGCCGTCGCGCCTCACACACGAGTAATTGAATCAATTCTGGGTAGGCGGATTCTTTGTCGGCGTACCCTGTGCCATAGTTAAATCCAATGCCATACGGCGGGTCGGTAATCACCGCGTCCACGCAGCCATCGGGCAGAGCCTTCATCAGCTCTAGGCAATCCCCCTGCACCACCGAGCAGCAATCGTATGGGCCGATTTTGCGCTCGCACTTCACCCAAACATCTCCCGTTGCACCGCGCCCGCTCTAACGCCCACCCATCTTTTCCCACGAATAATGCCGTTCACCGTAGAATGATGAAGGCCCATCTCTCGCGCTACGGCGCTATGAGAAAATCCCTGCTCAACACGCTTGCGTATGTACCCGACCCGCTCACTCGTAAGCCTTGCCCGCTTCCCACGCCTGCAATTTTCAGCGTGTGTAACTGGCTCAAGATGATCTGGATTGACGCACGACGGCACCCTACAGAGATGGTCTAACTCAAGGCCCCTTGGTATTGGCCCATGTTTCTTTTCCCAGAAGTAGCGGTGTGCCTTGTGGCGATTCTTTTCCCTCTCGAAAACACCGTATCCCATATTGTCTTTTGCTCTCTGCCAAATCCAGCAACTATCGGCCTTGATAACATAGGCTGTATCTGGGTCGAATTTGGGAAAGCTCCTACCACGGCTACCGTGTCCCAAGACAAACCGAATCGGTTGGCCCTTGATGTGGCCTATTCCCCGGTCTGTTGATGTGCAAATCCTAGTCTTTTGCCCGCAACCGCACTGGCAGTAGCCTTTTGCCATGCTCGGGATTGGCGGCATCAGGCGTGTGCCGTCGAGCCTCGCGTCATAGGCCGGGCCGAAGGTGCGTGTCCTCACAGCGCCGTCCTCGCCACAAACCCCGGTCTCCAGCCCCACAGCACCGGATCGCGCGGCATCTCTGCCGTCGTTTTCTTTGCCCGTTTCATGGCCTGCTCTAAGAGGTCGAGCTCGCCCAGCTCGATGCGTCCCATGAGGTTCAGCATCCGCATCTTTTCTTCCTGCTCGCCTCGGCCTCCTGTGCCCCACTTGGCCATCTCAAAGTTCCTTATGCTCATGGCGTGAATCCACGTAAGGGCAACCCGGTATAGGGCAGCGCAGCACCGTGCGGGGGCCGCGCTTCTTGTGATACTCCCGCATCTTGTCCGTCCCTACGCTTCGCCACACGGGTTGCTTCTCATGGTGCTCGACCATTTGAACGCTCACATGCTGAGGGCAGGTCATAGCTCTTCGTCTTTGAGGCAACGCAATTCTTTTGGCCAGTACCAATGCCGTGCATCTTTCGCGCCACGCAACTGAATCGTCCCCGCAGGTTCAATTTCCCATATCCTTCCTGGTTGTCCGGCTCTCCAACCATCCTCACTGATTGTTGGTGCGACAACTTGGCCCACTTTGAACTTCCTTTTTTGTTTGATAGCCATTGCGCTCCTTATCGAGTTCTCCTTATCCACTGCGGTGAAATTCGCGCCAATGCCGTCCGCCATCTCTTCTCTGCCGCTCGGTCGCCGCGCCTTTCCGCCAGAAAGCGCTCGCATTCCAGTACGAGTTGTTTGTGCTTCCGCCGCCGCTCCGCTTTGGTGGGCAGTTCAGTCCCCACTTTGCGAAGCTCCTCAAGCGTCCACATGCGGTCTGTTATCACAGCGCCGTGCACACTCCGGCCGCACGACGGAAGCCTGATGGACAGCGCGCCACCCGTTGATTGTGCAATCCAGCCAGCGTATGGCCCACGGTCAGCGCGAATCTTCACTTTCTTGTCCAGCCTTCCAAGTTCACGCGCTTCCAATTCTTCGGCTTCACGCGGGAAAGAATCCTCAGCGCGGTTCGCAGCGCATATTGCGACCCTGGCGTGAAAGATACATCGCCTATTTCTGCATTCAGCATCACGCTTCGCAACATCGTCAATGTGTGGTCTTTCGTTCCCCAGTCAGCGTTGCACGATTTGACGTCGCTCATAGCTTTCGCAACTTACCTCGTCAATACTGCTTGCAACAGCCACCCAATAAAGCAGGCCCAACCGATGAAAGTGAGCCAGATCAGCCATCCCAGCCAAGCGCTGCGGTTCCGCCGCCTGTTGCCGTGCCACAACCTTTGATGCTCTTCAATCTGGCGCACCCGCTCGGCAAGGTCTAATTCCGCTTGCGCGGTGGCCACCATCCGCCGGCGGTCAATCAGCAGGTGCTCACCTTCGCGCACATAAAATGGGCCGACCGAAACATCGCTGCGTTCACCGCGTCCGCTCATTGGAACCCCCCCTAGTTGGCCGCTGCCCGCGCCGATTCCATTGGGGCCGGAGGTTCGTTCAACCGCGCTTGCTGGATCGAGCTTTCCAACAGAATGGTCAGCCGGATCCACAAGCGGGTGAGTTCAATTACGTTCAAAGTTCGGGATGGCCAGGTCGCCGAGCAGCCGCTTTCCTCAACTAGGATTTTGACCATCTCGTCGTGCAGTTGGCGTGGAGTCATCCCACCGGTCATTTTCTTTCTCCTCGTCCTTCACTCGTGCGCCCTCTGGCGGCGATTGTTTGCCTGCTCAACATGACCGGCCCAGCGGACGTTCCCAGGTTCGTAGTGGCCGTCGTTGTTGATCCGGTCCAGCGTCTTGTTCGCAGGACGTCGACCCAAGCAAGCGATGAACTGTTCATAGCTGTCGAACAAGAAGCAGATTCCACGGCCGCCGTAGTGTTTCCATTTAAGGTTGCGCGGATTCGTGCAGCGTTGTTTTGCGCCCTCGTAGGAGCGATATTCCTGTGCCACTTTCCCCCTGCGGGCATGTCCGTGGCGGAGGGTGACGCTGTTGCCTGGCTGAAACCGATGCTGCTGCCCAACAGCGTTACCCGGCTGAAAAACGCTGCCATGCCCCTGCACAAAGCGAACTGCTTGGCCCTTCACGCGGCCATAGCGCCGGTCATTCCGCTTCGCAATGGGGGCAGGTTGACTACATCCGCACTCACACAGTTGCTGCAATTGTCCTCCGTAAGTCTTGGGCTCCTGCGGCCCCTTCGGAAACAGCCGTGAAAGGAGGTGAAAACGGCTGTGCCTCGACGTAGGAGCCCAACCCTATGCCGCGTCTGCCGGGATCGTCGCTTTCGGCGGACGCGGGATTTCTGGTTGCACTTCTTCCTTGAAGCTGCGCCAGTCTGCGGTCGCCCTCTGTTGCCACTCCCATAGCCGCTTCGCGTGTAGAAAAACTTCAAATGAGGTTTCTTCTGCAGCAGCCTCAACTACCTCAAAGTTTGGGTCTGTTTCTGTCTTGGGCAGACGAATCACTAAGCCGCGTACCGGATCTCCATGTCCCATTTCTCGGATCGCGTGCCGATAGGCGGCGTTTTGCAAATGGGACTCTGCGTAGACCGCCTTCCCTGTTTTCCAGTCGAGCACACTCAGTTCGCCATTCACTTCCGCCAGCAAATCAAGCGTGCCAGCGTAGCCGTGTGCATCGCTCCAAACGACTTGCTCAATGGCGATCGGTTTCAGATGCACCGACTTCTTCCAGTCTTCCCAAGCCATGAACGCCCACTGTGCTTTGTCCGTGATTCGCGGAGAAGGCCCAGCCGCATAGAGCAGTTCCGCCCGCAGCGTCCACTCAATCAACGCATGGACCTGACTCCCAATGTCGGCTGCCTTCTGCAACTCCTTCTTGTGAGCCTTCATCTTCCCGAGGCGCGATTGCATCGTCGAAATCCATGCGGTCAATGCCATGCGTGGAGTCTCTGCCACGTCTTGATATAGTTGACTGGAAACTTCCAAAACCAGTTCCCGCTCTACTTTCGCAGCCCAAGCGATCAATGCTGGTTTGGAAATTACTCCCAAAATGTTGGTCACAGATGGTAGGAGGCCTACGCCTGGTATCTCGTAGAATCTGCCTCCGCTTTGTTGTCGTCGCACTTCTGTCGTTATTCCCATTTTGCTCTCCGTGTTTTTCAAGGTAAGCAGCAGCTAACCTCAGTTTATTTGGAGAATCATCTGCGTATCCAAGCACTCCATTACATTTCTTGCAGAGCAACTCACGCACAGCTTTGGTTTTATGGTCATGGTCAACATGAAGTGGTTTTTCCTTATTTACCTGCTTGCAGATCGCACACCTTCCATGCTGCCTCTTAAACATGGCAGCATAAACCCCAAGACCAAGTCCGTACTTCCAAGCTCTGTAGACATCTGCATGGACTTTCTTGCGGCCGATTCGATATTCCTTAAGCCTTTGGTCGTTAGCAGCCCTATACTTTTTATCGTACAGGCGCCTTTTCTCCCCATTTTTCTTTCGGTATTGCTTGAAATATTGTTTTTCTTTTTCACTCAGATGAGCCATCACAAACCTCAGAATGGCATTTCATCATCAGCGGGTTTTCCATTAGGGTTCTTCTCCAGTTCGGTACGCTTCGCACGTTCAACCATGCGGATGTAGTCGGTGTTCACGCGCAGCTTCGCTGCTCCCTTTGCCGCTGGCACAACCGCCTGAACCTTGGCCCGGACTGTTCCCTCACTGTTCAGGTCATGGACAACTTGGATCTGGCAGTTTGCCCCGAGCAGCTTTTCAAGATCAAAGCCCTCCAGTTCTTGATGAGAGAACTTCCGCCCCCGCCAAGCTTCCAGCATGGGCCGCAAGCGCGACTTCTCATGGAGAGAAAGCGTGTAGCGTTGAACCACCATGAAAGGCTTTTCGACTTTCGAGTCGTGCTCTTCGAGCTGCCAGCGGATTTCCACTTGATGGCGTTCCCCCCAGGGGGAATCCAGCATTCCTAGATCAACCACGTCACAGCACACAGCAGCCCATAGGCCCTCCGGTGCTGGGGTGAAGTCTGTTTTGCTGGTTTTTGCAATGATGGCCATGGTGTTGCCTCCTTAGAATCGGAATGGGGAAATGAACCCTTGAGTAATTCGCGCTGAACGTCGCGCCGCTTCCTGAGTTTGGGAAACGGCAGGGGGGAGTGGGGTGGCGTCCATGGCCGGGAAGTTGGCCGTTTCGGGAGGGTGCGTGGGAGAAGCATCCTCTGTGGTGACAGAGGATTCGGGCGCCACCCCGGCGAGCTCGTCCAAACCAAAAATCTGTTGCATCCCTCGGATGAAATAGCTGCGCAACGCTTCCAGGTGCTCGCGTTGCGGAAGCAGCATGGTTCGTCCGGCGATGATGTCGAAGGCTTCCTTCTCGAAGTCGCGCTCAAGTTCCTGATCCAGAAAATTGTTGAAGCCATTTCGCTGTTCGTAGCCGCATGCGCTGCAAATGGGAGTTCTCCTTTCAGTGAACACTCACCGGACCGTTTCTCTCGAAGGACGGTCGGCGAGTCGTTTTTCCATTTTGTTTGGCTGGCCACACCGCAATCGTGTCTTTGCTGGCAAAGCGCACCAACTGGCCGTGCGAGATCAGCACCCGCCGGCCGCAACGCCGGAAGCGCAACTGGCCCTGGGAGATCAGTAAGTCCAATGTTGAGGTGGAGATTGACAGCCACTGAGCAGCTTGTTTTCGGGAGTAGAGGCCGCGGGGCTGCTCCTGCGCTTCCACTGCGTTCATGCCGCCGCCCCCTGCCGTTCGAGCGCGGGCGCTATGCGCGCAAGCTCCAGCAGCACCAAGTCACGGACGAACGCCCCCTCGTCCTTGCCGACCTGCTTGGCTGCAAGCTGAAGTCTCTCGCGCTGGTCGTGCGTGAGGCGGAACATTACCCTGTCGGTCTTGCGCTGCTTGGTCACCATGCTCTCAACGTACCTCAATGGCTGACACTTGTCAAGTTAATTCGCATCTTTGAACAAACTTTTCTGTCAGCCAAGGAAAACCCTTGACTAAAGAGGAGTTATGTCAGACAGTCGTCCCGCTATTCGCTCGACCTACTGGCCTCGGCAAAAAAAGAGAGAGCTCCAATGGGGAACGAAACCAAAACAAGAGTTCTTACCATTCGGCTGGACCCAACTCTTGGCATGTTATGCGATAGGGTCGCAGTAGAACGAGGAGCGGCCGATTTGTCTGATTACATTCGTGGACTGCTGATCGCAGATGCGATTGCTTTGGGACACGTTCTTGTTGGAATTGAGGTCCCTAGCTGGGTGGTTGGCACAGTTCTGGATGTCCAGGGGAAAGTACCGGCCAGCGATGAGCTCAGGCGGATCAAAACACAAACAAAAAGATACGGATAAAATGACCCACCCTCGCGGCATTTTCGAGAGACCACCAAATTCAAATGTCTGGTGGGTCAACTATTTCGAGCATGGCCGACGTCACCGCGAGCGCGTCGGCCCTCGCTCCCTGGCCATTGCCGTCTATCAGAAACGCAAAACCGAGATCCGCGAGGGGCATTTCTTCCCTCCCGGTCCACGCCGCCATCTCACCCTGCAAACCCTTGCCGAGCAAGCCCTTAAAGCCAAAGAGCTCAGAAACACTCCGTACTCGGTGCGCATGGACCGCATCCGCCTCAAGCGCCTGCTCGAGCATTTCGGCAGCATCACCGCCGCCGGCCTCACCAGTGGGGCTATCGAGGAGTTTATGGGCAAGCTGGCCTCCGTGGGTCGCTCCGGGGCCACCCTCAACCAATACCGCTCCCTGCTGTCGAGTTTCTACACCTTTGGGCTTCGCACCGCCCTCGTCAGCGTCAATCCCGTCGCCCGCGTTCCTCGCGCTCGCGTTTCTCCCGGCCGGATTCGCTTCCTTGACGCCAAGGAAGAAGCCCGACTCCGCCGCACACTCGACCCGCTCCCCTTCCACTGCGAAGCCGAACTTGATCTCTCGCTCAATACTGGCCTCCGCCGCGGCGAGCAATTCGCCCTGCGCTGGGATAAGGTGGACTTAAAGCGCGGCCTCTTGACCGTCGCTCGCGGCAAAACCGGCCTGCGGCACATTCCGCTCAATTCCGCCGCGCGCCGTGCTCTGAGCGTTCTCCGCCGCTACACCGGCCAAACTCCGTTCGTCTGTCCTTACGCTCATGGTCAGTTGCGCGATTGGCGCCGCTGGTTTGAAGCTGCCGTTAGGCGGGCCAAGCTGACAGATTTCCACTGGCACGATCTCCGGCACACCTTCGCCTCGCGCCTGGTCATGGCCGGCGTGGACTTGGCCAGCGTTCAAGCTCTGCTCGGCCATAAGACTGTGCAGATGACGTTGCGCTACGCGCACCTGGCTCCGGCACATCTCAAACGCGCTGTAGATGCCCTGTGTGATGGCCTTTCTTCGCACAGGGGAGCGCGTCGAGCGACGATCTCCTCCCGCCAGGACTCAGCAGCCACCAAAACAGGCTCTAGACAGCTGGTGCCTCTTGCCAGAAATTGTTAACTCCTTTGTTTTCACAGTGCGGAAGTGGCGGAACTGGCAGACGCGCAGGACTTAGGAGCTGATACTGCTCTATTTGTGGCATCTTGCGGGGTTTCATCTCTAGCAGCTAAGAGTGTGCAACCCAATGGCTTACAATAAACACATCATGTCGTGGCAAATTGCGGAGAGTCCAATTACGGCCACCAGCAACAGCCACCTAACAGGCCACTACTGACTGGCTGGCAGCGCCGATGGGTCTGGCAGTGGGATGAGCCGTGGCCGCGTCTTGCAGAGCCACAAACACCAGGCGCGCCGCTTCGGCTGTTGCAGAGCGTTGTAGCTGGTGACGTAAAGCTGCCGCACCACTTCGTAGCCGCGCATCGCGGCATCGCGCTGCTTCTCGATCGCGGCCAATTCTTTCTCCTTAGCCTCGCCCGCTTGGCGCAACGCGCCGCGTTCCTCGGTGAGTGCTGCGACTTGCTCGATCTGGTGCGGATAGTCAACCAGCGTCGCCAGGATCCGCCGCTGCACCGGGAATTCCGTGATGGGTCCACCCGCCGCTCGTTCCAGTTCCGGCAGCACTTGGAGGTCGGGGATGACTTCGACGCGACGCCGATCCGCCAGCGCCGCCCGCGAAGCGGCATCGGCTCGGGCCCCTGCCCGGTCTGCTGCAGCGGTCAAGTCCGCAGCCAACTTTGCAAACTCCACCTGCATTTCTCGCTGCGCTGTCAGCGTGTCGCCCAAAGTCTTGTCGGCCTTCTCGTAAAGCGCGCGTGTGGCCTTGACGTCGTCCTGAGCTTGTTCCATGCGGCCCTGCGCTTTTATCCTTTCGGTCCATTGCCAGCCGGCCAGGGCCAAGGCGAGCAAGACCGCGCCGGCGCCAATCAGATGCAGTTTTGATAATCCGAGCACGGTTCCCTCCTCTTATGCCACCCGCTTCTGTGCCCGCTGGTTCTGCCGTTGCTCGCTACGCGTAGCCCACCGCACGTTGCCGGGGTCATAGTCGCCGTCATTGTTGACGCGGTCCAGCGTCATCCCGGATGGTCTCGCGCCTAGTGTGGCGATGAACTGCTCGAAGCTTGTGAACAAAAACTGGATGCCGCGACCGCCGTAGCGGGGCCACTCCTTTCTGCGCGGATTAGTGCAGCGGGCTCTTGCGCTGTGAAAAGCACTATATTCTGGTGTCAACTTTCCTTGGCGGGCACCTCCATGACGCAGAGTCAGGGTATGGCCAGGCACGAAAGAGTGCTTGTTGTGACCGCGCACAAAACGAACCGCTTGGCCCTTCACATAGCCTCTAGAGGCGTCCGTAAACGTCGAAATTGGCGCGGGTTGGCCACAGCCGCACTCGCAGAGTTTAATCATTTTTCTCTGTCACCTCCTGTGCAATATCCTCATCTAGAATGGTAATCTGGTGTGGCCCGGCAGCAGCAAGAAACTTACTGAAAAGCTCCTTGAAAGCCAACCGGCTAGACCAGACTGCATCCGCACCGCACGTCTTGCCCACCAGGATACAACCTTCAGTATCCTTCGCGTAATTTCCCCAGTGTATTAAAATCTGCGAGCGACCTGGCACGTTCAACAGTTCGGGCATGTCCCGATTGAAGCGCGGTGAGTGTTGCAGCGCCAGCGGGTAGGTTCCAGCGGGGATACAAGATCCCGGCCCGCCGTTGCCCGCTGGAAGTTCCAAGGTAAAGCAGTTATGGGCGCCGTCCACTGACAACTCGCCCAGAGTGGCAATCGCAGTGCGTCTCTGGCGATGCAGGAGGAGATTCACTCAATCCTCATCTCATTGCCTAGGCTTCTGGTGAGAAAACTATTGAACCTACAACCGGCAAGTTATTTCTCCGGGTCCTTTGGCGGCTCTGCGGGCTTGGCTTTTTTCAGCGCCCCGTTAATCTCGTCGCTGGTGGACGCTTTCAGCTTCAACATTCCCACGCCTGTCAGGACTAGGGAGTATCCCATCTGCGCGATCTTGTCAGCGTCTGGGGTCGCCGGCACCCAGATTGAACCAATGACCAAAGCTACTCCCATGTGAATGAGGTACAAACCAACGGAGTCGCCCCAGCGGTAATGAATAAAGAAACGCCACATTTTATCGCCTCTGCAACAGCCGGTCGAGTTTGCTTTCGATCCCCGTCAAGCGTGCCTTCAGTTCTCGCATGTCCTCTTCCAAGCCAGTGATGCGCTGCTCATTGCGCCCAACTTCCCCGGCTGAGGTTGCGCGGTCGGCGTAGAAACCGATGACGATTCCCACGATGACCAACACAATGGCCACGACCCACTTGAGCGTGTTCCCATTCATTAGACGCTCCATGTCAATTCCCAGAGCAAGTGTAATTGATCACCGTGGTCACTGTGTTCGGGCCGGTGATCGTAAACGACGACCCGGATACGTTCGCCACGCTCAAGAGCGCCGTCGCTGCCGCTGATTGCGCTGCAAGAGTACAGACGTAGCTCGTCGAGGAAGTGAACGCTGGAGAGATGCCGGTGATTGTGGCCGTGCTGGGCGTGCCTGAGACTAAGGCCGCGCTGCCGTAAACAATCTGGGCGGTAACTTGCGCGGTAGCAGAGCAAGTTGTCGTGGTGCCACAGAATTGCACCTTCGGGTGATTGCTGACGGTCAAGTTGGGAACTGGGGTCGTGCTGGTGATGCTGAGAGGTGCTGTGCCTGTCGCTTTTGTGCTTACAATCTGCTCTGCGAACGTCTTTACAGCCGTGAAGGTTTCGGCGTTGTTCAGCGAGGCCAGAGTAGCCGTGGCGAAGTTTGGGCCAGTTATAACACTGTTTAGGGCCAGTGTGGGCGGAATGTATCTTTGTGCAAACTCACCGGCGGATAGACGAATCTGGAGTGCGCCAATCTCATCCCGGTTGATGTAGGATGGCCCGCCTGCGGGAAGGGTGCTTCTGCCGCCGCCACCAACAAAGCCTAGGGTGTCGCTAAACGAGTTGGTCGGGACGTTCGGCACGGTGCCAATCAGCAGTGAACCATCCCGATAGATGTTGTAGCCCTTCGGATTCCCAGCGACGGCAGTCCAGGTCAGGTTCACCGTCTGGTTGCCGCTGGTCGTGGTAATCGTGTCGGACGAAACCGAGTACACGCCATCGGCGTTGTTCCACCAGAAAGGTACGACGTGGTAGGTGTGGTCGCCGATGGGAACCGAGCCGCCTGCTGCCACAGTGCCAGCGGGCTTCCCTGGCTGTGCCCCGTTGATGAACAACGAATAGGGATTGCCAACATTCACGCCTGCATTAAAGACCTGCGAAGCGTACCGTGCGCCTGTGGCGGTAGCAAAGACGCCATCGGTGGCTGTCCCCGACGCGAAGAAGGCTGACCGAATGTTGTGGCCCGATAGCGGACCGCTGCTCAGTATCCCTACAGCCGGAGACCACAAAGCTGAGAATGGACGGCCCGTTATTTTTCCAGGGGCTGTCGCGCCGTCAACGCTTGGAGAATTGCCGCCCACCAGCAACAATCCTCCTATGATGTCACCGTCAGCGGCGCTGAGGTTGGCGACTATCGCGTGCGCCATCGTATCTATATCGTACTGCACAGCGATGTTTGCGGTTACGGCGCCGCCGCTATTATAGAAGTTCAACGCAGGCGTCAAGCCGCCCTGCATCCGCCCGCTGTCAATCGTTACGTCCGCGCCCGCCGGTGCGAACCGGAAAAAGAAGCCCCGCCGACTTAGTTGCAGGTGCCGGGCCGTAAAGACGCCGCACTTATCGAAATAAATCAGCGGCGTGGCTGAAGCGCCTTGCACGACAGATGGCCCACCATCGGCTGTTACCTTGTTCAGGATGACCGAGAACGTGCCGCCCGTGATGGCGCGTTGCAGCAGGCCCACGCCCATGTAGTCCAGACTTCCGCCGGTCGAGAAACTTACCGTGTCCCAGGTGTTGTTCGTTCCCATATCGAGCAGCATTAGCAGTGCGCCGTTGCTCCCCGCGTAAGCGAACTTCAGCCCGGCGACTACGGTGCTATTAGAGCCATTGAGATACACGCCGGGATTCGCAGTGTTGACCGTAACAGTTGGGCCGCCCTGCCAACCGAAAGCGGCTCCGGTCGTCGGCTGAGGGGCCAGAAACCCATACCATTGCGTGTTCTGGTTGAACTCCACGGTTTCGTTCAGGTAGAGTGGCCCCGCTTGCGACACAGCAAGCGGAAACGGCATGGTCAGGTAGGAACTGACCACGTAACTTCCACTGGCAACCGCTGGGAAGTAAAGCGTTCCCGAACCCGCTGCGGCGTTGGCTGCTGTCAAAATGTTGGGCGCGTTGTCGAAGCGGATGGACGCCCCGCTAACGGTCGTTCCCGCCGCCGCTGCCAGCGTTAGCGTCGTTGTTCCAGCGCCGGAAACAATGGTGGTAACGAGATGATTGCTGGTCGCTACGCCGGGCGGGGTGGCTGGAACAAAGCCAGGCAGACTCATGTTCGCCATCATCGTTGTGCCGAAGTCGTCGTAGGTCAGGTCGGTAACAGTAGTTCCCTGCGGGCGGCCAACGCCAATGAAGGTAGTGCCCCTATAGAAGTAAAACTCCCAGGCTCCCGTTACGGCTGGCACGGTTATACGATTGGCGTTGAACCAGAATACCGTGCCACCTGTGGCCGCTGCCGCCGCGCCGTTGCGCGTGTCCATACCACTTGAAAAGGTGAAGTGCGTATTGTCTGCCACCGTGTCTACGATGTACCAGCCGCCGAAGTTCGCGCTGTCGGAGGTGCCGTTGATTAGGACATTGGCCCCGATCGCAAGGCCATGCGCCGCTGAGGTCGTAACCGTCACCACAGCGTTTGCGCGAGCGAGCGTAGAGATGCCGACCGATTGGGAGCCAAGCGCCGCCGCGCCTGTCGTGGTTGAGCCGACCGCGCTGGCTGCTGTGAGACCGCCTGCCTTGTTTCGCACGACGATCTGATAGTTGTAGGTCGTCCCACCCGCAGGAGCGTTTACGACGATGCCAGTGCCCGTGCCCGCCGCTGCGAGTTTCGGCGTAACCGTGGGAGCGCTCGGCGTCGTCATGGAATGAGGCGCGCCACACCCGTAAATCACCACGCCATCACCGTTCTGGAATGTGCTTGCGGCAGAGATTGCAACAGTGGCAGAAGCTATGGTGCAGTTCGCCGTGATGCCTGCTGTCACCGGCGCTACGTTCGGGTCTACTGCCCGGACGCCATAGCGGGTTACGTCCCTGTAAGGATTCGGCCCCTTGAACTGAAGGTTGACATCGAACGCGACTGGATTGGGCGTGGTGATTGGACTGGTTAAGCCTTCGATCCCGTTGCAGACGATTTCCGTTGTGGTGCTGAATCCTGGCGCGGAGACTTGCCACTTATAGCAGCCTGGCAGCGCGTAAAACCCAAAATTCCCAAGCGAATCTGCGGTCACGATGCTGTCGCTGTCTAGAAGCGTGAGTGCTCGGTCTGAATAGATGCTCGCCAGTGGCGCGCAGGGCGTACCTGCTGCGGTTTCGGTACAAACCCGTACCGTCGCACCGGCAATTCCAGCAGTCGGACGCAGCGCAGTCTCGGTGAATCTGGTCCCTTGCGCTGATGCACTAGCACAAATAAAAAGGGCGGCCAACGCCGCCCAGAATACTTTCCGCATTGTAGTTTCTCCTTTAGCTTAACGGCGCGATGAAGCGCAAAAAGAATACCGTCACGCGAATCTTTCCCGCCGCTGGCGTTCCCGTTGTCGTGATTCGCAGCTTAGCTGAAGCTGCTTGCGTTGGCCCCGCAGCATCCGAGGCCACTGCCCCCTTCATGTGATTCAAGCCCACCTTTGTAGTCCCGGCAATCAAGTCCGTTGTGGCGCTCAGAAAGCGAGCGGCTGTCGCGGCATCTCCCAGCGCCCAGTTCGTTGCTACGCTGATCCCTACCGTAATCCGAGCTACAACCGCCAGGATGACCGAATCAATCTCCAGAAGGTCGCCAACCGAATCCGTTGTTGTCCCTGCCGTGTTGAGCGTGATTTCTTCGGAGAGTTGGGCGGTAACAATTTTTGCATTATTTACACTGGCCAAAGAACGATTGAATCCGCCAGATTGCACAATCGACGCAAGAAAATCGGCAGTACCTTCGGCGGTCAGAGTTGTAAACCGGCCTGATGCAGGTGTGGTTAGACCGATGGGGTCAGGGGCGGTCCAAGTTTTGCCTTTCAGTTTCGCAGCATTCAGGTTTGCTACTTCCGTGTCCGAGGCTATGACAAGTGGGGCCGTTCCCGGCGCTGCTGTAGAGGTAATTTGGCCGCTGGCGGTGACGGTAGCAAGTGTCGTTAGGCCCGTGACGGTGAGCGCGGTAAATTCTCCAACATCAGGTAGATTGTGACGATCCTCTGTCCATTGCACTACGTCATTTTCATCCGTAAGAACGAATTTGTACCCTCCGGCTGCAAGCCAAATAGACGCTTCGCCAGCACCGTTCAAAATAGTTGGATTGGGATTTGCTGTAACCCCTGTCTGATCGGTGAAGGTCGCTTTTGGAGTTGAGCTGCCACTGAGGTATGAATATAGCTTCCATCCATTTCCAGGGGTTCCATCGTTTCTAGTCGCTCTGAATTTTGGAAAATTGCGGTTCGTCGCCATCGTCAGCCTTTCTTCGCCATCTCGCGCAGCATCTCAAGATTCTTGGATGGCTTGCCGCGCTTCTTCGCAAACTTCTTTCTCTTGTGAGCCGGTGTTTTGTGAATCATTTCTGCCCCCACAGACTGCGGAATACCTAATGTGCTACGCCCTGCCGCTGCCGCCGCCATCGCGCGAAACTGACGCCCTGACGTTACCGGCATATCGCCCTCCTATAGGTCCGAAACTTTGCCTGTTCGCTTTAGGTTCTCTATTGACTTCCCCGCCCTGCTGGGCTCACGATTGCCGGACTATGAAAACCATATTGGCCCTGGTCGCCGCTCTTCTGATCAGCGCCTCTGCTCAAGCTCAAACCACCAATACCGATTGCACGGTGGTTGGGAATCAAATCCATTGCCGGTCCAACACGCAAACCGCTCCCCCTTTTGCGCCGCTCTACATACCGCCACCGGCACCCCAAACGCCGTTGTTGACTCCTCAAATGGCGATGCTCATTGCCGAGCGCAATCGAGCCGCAGCGGAGGCTAGGAGCCGGGATGTGGAGCGTTTCACTGGCGAGCTTTCTTCGCGCGATGCCTGGGTAAGCCTCAAAACGGGCAACTCCAACCATGTCCGCATGTCTGGCGACCGCATCTACGTGAGAAGCATCGTGCCGCCCGGCGCATCGTGGTCGCACAATATGGAATGCGTGCCGGCGCAATCTCCCCCTGGAACCTGGAGCTGCACAATCTATTCCAATGTCAGCCGCGAAGTTGTTAGGTTTAGTGGGTTTGGCATCCAAAACTGCACCCTCGAAACCAAGGCAACACTGAGCCTTGTATCCCTGGACCGCATCACAGGCGAAGCCGAAGGCTTTGGCCTCAAGGACGTAAATTGGCGCAAATGCAAAGTCAAAAAAGTTGCCCGCGGATCCTTTACCTGGATTCCACGAGAAAAGCCCAACTAACATGCTGACCATCGCTGGCGGCATCATTCTTGCTTTCTTTGCGCTCGTCGTCGCCATTTAGCCTCGGAATAGCATTATAAGGATGATACCGTAAAGTACTAAGGCTACGATGGCGCAAAGTGCCGTAAGGTATCTTTTCATTGCGGTCTAATCCGGCTCACGTTTTCTTCTTCGCGTAAGACCATCGCTGGCATCCGCAGTTCGCGGATTGACTTCCTCTTGGGTGCTTTCCCGAAGAGTTCTTCCTTGCGAATGATCTGACTCTTGGCGTACTTCGTCGCATCGGTCCGTAGCTTTTCCAATACTTCTTTTCGGTTCTCCCAAGAAAGTGCCAAAAAAGATTTGTTCTCCATGAGCCGAGTCGCTTGCTCGTTGATGCGCTGACCGCGCAACCGCTCAAATTCTTGCCGCAGTGCTGGTGAGACTTCCTCTTCTGGAAGTGCGCCAATTGGTGTCCGTCGGGGGCGATACACGCCGAGGCCATGATCGAGAAACAACATCTCCACAGGATTCACCTGCCGGGCCAAGCCTGGGAACCCCAAGCCGCCAGAATAGGGAATGGTCTTGCCTCCAGGAAGAATCTGGCGTGTCTCTCTTGGTTTTCCAGTCGTCGGCTCAATCACCGGCTCCTTCGTAAGAGAAAGGACAGGCACATTCGCGCCGACGCCACGGCGCACCGTCGGATCAAGCATGGCTTCAATGGCTGCCAGCACGCCTTGGCCGGGAATCAGTCGGTTCACAAAGGAGATGAACTCATTGCCAAGATGTTCCATGCTGACCGCGCCGCGCACCAGTTGCTCACTGGCCTGCAAGATTGGCGCAAGCAATCCGTTGAGATGAACAAGTGGAAGAGAACTATGCTGCATCGCGCTCCAGAATTTAGGTAGGTCGCCTTTGATTAAGGCGACAAGTGCGAGTGCGTCTGGGATGGGCGTTAACCCCGTCAGCCGAATCCGGCTCCCATCCTCACGGCGATACTCCATGCTGTTGAAGTCCACGTTTGGGTAGATGGTTTCTGAAACCAGATAGACTCCACCTAGTCCGGTCGCGTTCCGCGTAGCGAAGCCTACAATATCGGCACCTGTTACGTTGCCGGATTTGACCTTGCCCCAGAAATCAGGACTGAGGGGCGTGTGCTCAGCGAGCCAGCGCGTGAATTGCATACTCCATCGCGGATAGGCGTTGATGAAAACCTGAACAGTCCGTGAGCGGCCAATCTGCTCTTCGATGGCGGAGAGGTTGCGGTTGAATCCCAGACGGTTTCCCTGCTCGGCAGTTGCCGCAATCTCAGCATCTCCGACATCGAATACGTGCTGATCCACAAAGGCTGCTTTCTCGCGCCCTTTCAATCCTCGCAGTTTCGCTTGATTCAAGGTCCGTTCGTAGAGACTGGACATCGCTCCATAACGCTTGAAGAAGCTGTCCACGCCTGCTTTGGCATAGGCTGGGGCGAAGAGCAACTTGTCAATGTTCCGCCCCGTCAGTGGCGCGAAGCGTTCGCCCAAAGCGGTGCTGCCAAGTTCTTGCTGAATGCGAATGGGCATCTCGCGCCAGGGTCGGCCCCGAATCGCTCGAAGCATCCCTGCGGTGCGCTTCCCGCCATCGTAGAGGTCTTGTGCGCCCGCCTCAATGATCCTACTGCCTAAAGCTCCAGCATTGGTAAGCAGGTCGCGGGCGGCGCTGAATAGGGGAAACAGATTGACGCGCACATAATCAATCGGTGCGGTCAGAAGCGGTTTGATTTGGCCGTTTTGCAACGCCTCGCGCACGGTTGCAATGAGCGGTTCACGATGGCCAACCTGTCGGATGCGCTTCATTCCAAGCCCTACCCGGGCCAATTCATCTAAGAGTTCCGCTTCCACTGGATAGTCGAATGCCTTGACGGTGCGGCCCGCGGCGCGGCGGTACTTCCTGTATTCTTGGGCTAGAGCCTCAAACTGCACCTCGGCACTGCGAAGCTGCTGACGGGTGAGTGGGTCGGCAGTCAATTCGGCATCTCGGCGGATGCTCTTGAGTTGCCGAGCGAAATGCGTAACCGCTGCGTTGACTTGGCCGGTGCGTGCCTCAGAAACCAGCCTGGTAGGTTGCGGCGCACCTTTGGCTCGGATTCCAGGGCGCAATTCCTTTGCGAGTGTGCCGGTTGCCGCAATCGCCTCGCTTTCTTGCAGGATGGTTTGCGCTTCCCTAGAAAGCAAAGAAATCTGGTCGTCCATTGTCGAGATAACGTCATCGGCGAGCGCACCAATCTTACTCACAACTGCGGGCGGCGCGGTAGGCGGTTTGATTTTCTCGAATGGCCAGCGAATGATGCGCTTCCAAACGGCAGGGTCGAGAAAACCGAAACTGCCCGCTGCGGGACCCAGTCCCTGCTTTGGCACAGGCGGCTCAGGAGCCTTTGCTGCGGGGGTTTTGAATTTCCAGTATTGAACACGCTGGCTAGAACTAATCTGAACCCCTCCGGCCTTTGTGAATTCCTTCGGGTCAAACGAACCAGGCAGCATCTTTACAACTTCTCCGCGACCGTACTCCTTTGGGTCTCCAACGTAGACTCTGCCTTCCTGAAGATATACGTTTCCAACCAAGTTACCAGAAGAGTCGCGCAGTTCTCCTTTATAGGCTCCCTTTGGGAATCGGCGTTCAGCAACGCTAACTAAGTCCTTCCCTGTCATCTCCCACGGTTGCTTTGCTGTTGGCTCAGGAGCCTTGATCTTAGCAGGGATAGGCTCAGGGGGCTTGGCGGCTTCTGCGGGGCGGGGCGGGGCTACAGGCTCTATGGCGGTGCGTTCCTGCTTAATCCAGTTGCCTGCCGCTTCCAAGAGCCGTTCATAGACCGGCCCCTTGCCGCGCGCTAGAGCTGCTTCCATGTCTTTCGGGCTTTCGCGGACTTCCTTCAGCCAGGGGAAGTCTCCTCGGCGAGAAGTAATCCCGTACCATACACCTCCACGGCGCTCCCCTTGCCCGCGCTTCCGGCCTGCGAGTACTTGTTCTCCCTCGCCTGCTTCGGCAAAATATACACCTGGACGCTCCTGCGCTTTCAGAAAGTCCGCCGTCTCCATAATCAGGCCACGCGCTGAGTCAAGCTCTTCTGCTGTCAGTGGGGCTTCCAGCTTGGCGCGCTGCGCTGCTTGGATTCTGCCAAGTTCCTGCAAGGCTCGTGTTCTGGCCTCCGGTTCGATAGCAGAAACGGCTTTTTCGCCTGCTACGAGTCGCTGGCCCAGCGTTGGCTCGGCAGCTTTCGCGGCTTCGCGCGCGGCTCTTTCCCTAGCAAAGCGTTCCTCGAATGCAGCTTTCTCTCCAGCCTCACGCTTCTGAAGTTCTGGCAAGCGCCCGGCTGCCCGTTCCGTGCGTTCGGCCTGGTCTGCGGCAATGCGCGCTTCAATGGCTGCGCGGCGCTCCGGGCTGCGGGTTCTTTTCAGTTGCGCTTGTAGTTCAATGATTTCGGCATTGATGGCGTTTGACGTGCGGGGCGCCGCTGGCGGTAGAAGTTCGCTCGGTGTGGGCGCAACGGCGCGCTCGACGGCTTGTAGACCAGCCTCAATTCGTGGTGCCTGCGCTCGCTGCTCAAGGATGCGTTGGGCGGCTGCTTGCTTGGCTGGAATGGCTTTTGGCTTTCCGCCTACCAAGCCGCGACCTAGAAGCCCCAGAGTCGCAATATCAACTACCCCTGCTCCTACGGCTCCCCACGGGTCAGTCTCAAACTGTTCGATTCTGGCTTTCGCCATCGGGCCTACAATCGGAATGGCCCCCGAAGGTTCCGTCGGGATTGGCCCAAGCATAGGGATTTCGCTGACCATGAACGGCTCGGCTGGATGGCTGACGAGTGCCCCGCCAATGTCCTTGAATTCTTGGATGGCCCCCCGAACAAGTCCCAGTTTCTTCGGCGGTTCGGCTTTAAATTCAGCAACCGCTTCAGAAAAGGAGAACGTATCTTTGACTTCGTTGTTGGCGGTATCGAAAAAGCCTTTGGTGAGGTCGGTGCTCGCTGGCAGGCCATACTTTCTCTTGATGCTTTCCTGATCCTTTGCAACGACAGACCATTCATCATCGCTGGGCGGAGGTTGCCCGCGCCGCATGACTTCCCACGGATTTGCAGCCGCGCTCATCGCACCCGCACAGGCTTTCCCTTCTCTAGCTTCCAAACCTGGCCATTGTTGAATTGCACTTCTTCGCCTTCTACTTTCAGTTGCGCCAGAGCGCGTGCGGGGAGTTGACCTTCTGCGGTTGTTGTTTTTCCGGTGCCGAAATGCTCGGCTACCATGTCCGCGGTGATCTCAAGATGCTCAACAGGCGATTCAGGGTCAATCTGCTCCAACTGGGCTTCAAAGTCGTCTTGAACTGCCTGCCAGCGACCACGGAATTCATCTTCCGCCATCGGATTCGTCAATGTGCGCTGCTGGCGCTCAGTCATCAGCCGCTGCAAAAGCGTGCTCTTCTTGTTGGTGATTTGAGCCTTCGAGCGTGCCAGCGGAAGCCCGCCGCTACGCTCTTTTGCCGCAATTCTCTTTCTCTGTGCTTCCACTTCCGGCGACAACGGAACATCTACGCCTGGAATAGGCTTTCTCTTTTCTGTTTCCAGATTGTGCCGCTTGGTTTCGATGGCTTGTCGCATCTCCTTAGACTGGTTTGCAATTGCCTCCAAGCGCGGCACTAGTTCAGGACTGAATTGCTCCGGCCAATCTTCGGGTTTGATAAATCCTTGTTGGATGGCCGCTGCGCGCACACCTGGATATGCCTGGGGGTCTTGCAAGGCCATCCCGGCCATGCTTCCCATGATGTCTAAGCGCTTCCCCGTGTTTTCGAGTTGCGTCTGGTCCAGATTGGCGATTGCATTGGCAAACTCCACCCGTTGCTTCTGCTGCGCCGCTTCCTGCGTTGCGAATTGCTGCTCTAGTTCGGGAACTTGATGCGGCGAGATTTCTTGCAGTTTGCTTAGAATTGCGCTTTGTGATGTGCGCGGCGCACGAGGGGCCATTGGTGCTGCGCCTAGCCCTTCCAGCCCAGGAACGTCTTGCATCTGCCCTGTAGATGGCTCAAAGCCTGGTTGCGCTCCAGCCGCGAATGCTGTTCGCATCGCGCCTCGCTCTTGTGCAGTGCGTCGTAGCTCGGTGAGATTCAAGTTGGCTTCTTCTTCACGCAGACGCCCATAGCGTCGCTGGTCAGCCATCTGCTGAAGCTGGGCGAAGCGCATGAGGATTTCAGAAATGGACTCTGGCTCGCGCATCCCGCGTGTCGTGATTGAGGGGTCGGTGTAGAATTGCGGCATTAGTCCCACCTTCCTGAGTTGTCCTCACGGCCAGCGCCTCGCCGCGACAGTTGCATCCAAGTGAGCGGCAAATTCCCTAAATTCCCAAACACATTTCCCAGGGCGGAGTATCCCGAGGCTCGTGCTGCTGCTGCTGCTGTTTGGCCTCCCACTATGAGATTGCCAATGTTGGTCGCTGTGTCCGCTCCCTGCCGGCCTAACTCCGTCGCCGTCATCTGCCCCGCGCCAGCAACTGAGGCCAGTTGATTGAACCGCGTCCGTCGATTCTCTTGGAAGCGCCCAAAAACATTTTGATATTCTTTGCTCGCAAAATCCTGGTTGTACCGCGCCAGTTCCTTCAGCGTTCCGCCGCTCAACACCGTGCCGCGTGCTGCTGCTGAGCGTTCCAATGCTTTCACACCCTCCTGCAAGCGGAACGCATAGCCTGGATCGGCCTCAAAATCACCTGCGCCGAAGTCGCGCATCAGCGAGCCAAACTGGCCCCCCGGCAATCCACCAGGAGTTGTACCTGCTGGCCCGCCCGCGCCAATTTCAGACGGCTCAAAGCCTCCCCGGTCAAATCCGTCTCCATCCATTGCAAATTCGCGCCCACGTCCGTCCACGCGCCCATCGCTCACGAACTCTCTGCCGCCCATTTCACGCAGCCGCTCAAGGTTCTGGTTCAACTGCTGCTGCGGAACGCCAGTAACTTGCGACGTAACTTGTGCGGCTTGGCTTGGATTCACTCCCAGCCCCAGCAGGTATTGAAGCATCTGAATCGCTTGGGTGCCCGCCGTGAGCCAGGGCTGCTGTTGGGCTTGGGTGATTTCAAATTGGCGGCGCTGCTCAGCTATTGCCTGAGCGGAAGATTGCTCCGCAGCTTTGGCTTGCTTCTCTGCGCCCTTCTTGGCAAGGATGCCCCCAGCAACCGACCCGCCAACAGAAGCGGCAACGCCAAGACCAATCGCTAGGGCTGTTCCTATGATCTGTGGGCATTCTTGGTGCAACAGTTCAAATCCGCGTGGCGCGGAAAGTTCCGTAACTTCGCCTAATTCGTTATAGAGCAATGGCCTTCGGTTCATGCCAAGCTCCTTTGATATGTGGTTTCGACACGCTCATATCCTAGTCGCTCGTAAATCTGAGCTACGCGCTCGGTCGGTGCAATCATTTGCATCTTCATAGCCCCTAGTGCCATTGCCTTTTTCTCCGCTTCACGCATCAGCCGTATTCCCATTGTTCCTCGCGCCTTGGGATTCACCCACCAGAACACTTCACCACCGACAAGTTCGCCTGAGAGATAATGGGGATAAACGAGTACGCCGATCATTCCCTCTAGGCCGCCACCATTCTCGGCGACGAGAATGAACGCGGTCGGGCCAGCCAGTAATTGCTCTGCAAGGCTCTTCATCTGCGCCGGATTATCGCCGAGCAGCTTTTGATAGGCCGTTTCCTCTCGAAATCGCTTACCCATTTGTAGCAACTCCGGCAAATCCTTCGTTTCTGCTTCACGGATGTTCATTTCTTCGCCTTCTTGCGCTTGCGGCCGATAGGAGCCTCGACCTTGGGCGGCATAGGCTCAGGGGGCTTGGCGGCTTCTGCGGCGGCTGGCGGGGGCTGTGGCTCTACTACAGGGCTTTCTAGGGGCGCGGGCTGAGGATTCAGCGCCAAACGGACGTTTTCCGCCAGCCTTCCCTCTTGGGAGAGGTGCTTGTGAATCACCGCGTCCACGTTCACCACCACAGGCCCGCTCAGGCCCACGTACAGAAATTTCTGGACACCGAAATCATCGAGGTAGCAAACTTCTACGTCTCTGTGCTCCGGTCGGAAGTTCCGTGAAACCTCTTTTGCCATTACAAAAGCAACCCGTATCCAGCGCGGTCGCTGGCATCTGCCCCGCCGCTCCCGCCGGCCCCAGTTCCACCCCCACCTGCGATTCCGCCAGCACCGCCCGAAGCAACCGTTTTCACTGAGAACGTAATCATACTGTCGCCCGTGACGTCCTTGAGCGCCGTAGAAATCGTCCAATTATTCAGCAGCACGTCGTAGCCAAGATAGAACCGTGTGCTGTACGCCTTGCCGGTAAAAGTTACAGCCGCGTGAGTTGCCACCGACGCTGCATTGCGATAGCGCGTCCAACTCGATCCCACTCCCCCCGGCCCATAGACCCGCACCGTCGCATCCGCGCCAGCGTCAATCGAATCTGCTGTACCGTCATTCGTTGAGTTCTTTACCAGATTGGGTGCCGCGTTCACAGAGGCCAAGATGCCGGTGATGTTGGCAGATTTTCCACTGACGCTCACAGCGGCCAGATCCGTCGCTTGGCCGATCTTCCTGTATAACTCGCGCAACCAAGCGTCTAAGGCTCTATTCTGCGTCAGCGGGGGCGGATTGAGCGGATTTTGACCGATGGGGAGAGTCAATGGGCTGCCGCCTCTGTTTCAAGATAGGCTGAGATCCAAATTTGCTTAGTTGGCTCGGTACATTTCACTTCGTAGACGCGATCCCGCGATTGGCCGAGCCTGCGCCAGATGGCTCGGCGCGTGTATTCCCCTTGCTTGCCCATACTCGCCCAATGTTCGTCGCTCCACGAATGTCCGCCGTCGTTGCTCCAGCGCAGCATCGCTTGCGGATCGCTTCCATTCCCGCTTGCTAGGCCCACGCCAGCTTCGAGGTCAAGCTGAAAGGCGTGGTGTGAGATTCTTGCGCCAACATTGGAGATGTGTAGTGCGCGGCGCAGCCGGCTAATCGGCGCTCCATCATCCGTGAACGTACTGTCGTCGAACTGGTAGAGGTTCCCGTTCACATAGTCCCCAACCAAATGCCGCGTCCCGTCGAAGATGTGGTTTTCAGCGCGATGCCGCTGCATTGGGCTGCCGTCTACTGGCGTGTAGGTGCGCTCATGCCACAGGCCGCTGGCCACGTCAAACGCCCAGGTCGTATCCGCACTGGGGAAGTTCAGGACGTAGAAACTATGACCACGATCCTGATAGGTGTAGGAAGTCGCTGAAGAAATATTCGCATACCCAGAGATGGCGAACTCCACAGCATGAGTAGAAATCCGCTGAGGCACGTAGCCCTGCGCTCGCTTGACAATGCCTTCTCCTTTCTCGTTGATGCTGACGAAAAACACTGTATTGTCCAGCTTCTGTACCGTGCCGGCAATCGCCCCCTCTTCGAGAAACGCTCCTTGCATCCGCTGGAACGGATTGTCGGCATCACCGGAATTAAAGAATACTTCGACCGAGCGATCCCCAAACAGCCATAGTTCGCGGTGGTCTACCAGTAAGGTCAAAAGAACATCCGGCGACCCTTCTGCACTCCCGAAATCAAGACCATTCCAACTCGTCGCATCCGAGATAGCGGAAAACCAAAACCGCCCCGTTCCAGGTTCGTTCACGATGAGATATTGATCGAGAAACTGCACGGTGTTTGCGCCCTTCGGGAACTCAGGGTCAGTGATCTCTACGACAACGCCAGTTGCAAGGTTGAGCGCGTATCCCTTCGCTCCATCTACCAAGACCAAGTGAACGCCGTTATCCGCCATGCCGACACGCCCTGAGCCGGTCGTTCCGGTCGCCAGCAAGACAGGAGCAGTGGGCACAGTAACCTCATACAGGCCAGTCCCGCTGACGGCGAAAACATTTCCCGTTGAAGCGCGATACAAGCCGCGTACCGGCCCAGTGCCTAATGTGGATAATTTCAGAAGTCCAGGGGTTGAAACCAATGCTGCAATCTCTCGCTCTTTCGCGGTGCCAAGTGCGTCTAGCTCAGGAAATAAATTCACTGTTCGTTCTGCATTCACATTCACAGAACGGGAAGTATTTGACGCGCCAATAAAACCCACCCATCGTGTCATCGGCATATCTAGAAATCCCCGCGCAAAAAATCACTCAGGCTTGCGCCCCGTCTGGCTGTGAGTTCCGGGTCGCCATAGAGGTAGAGTGGTTTCTGGTTCAATCTCTTCACGCTGGCCTTGCCTTCCACTGCCGAAATGACCACTTCGGGTGGCGCTGGCTTTCCGTACTCAGGCGCGAGGCGAATCGCAAGGTTGTGAACAATCGCGTCTTTGTAACCTGGAGGTAGCGCAAGCTCGCTGGTGGTCCCGTCCACAAACACCTGCGAAAGCATCTGCTCCAAGTAGAGGATGAGCGTGTAGGCGGCGTCCGGCTTCACGTCGAACCGGATTTTTCCCAGCGGGAAGGTCGGCTCGTAATAGAGTTCTGACGGAATCCCAGAACTGTCAGGAAGCTGCTCGCTGGCCCACTGTTGGAGTGTGAGCACTTCCAATTCCGTCTCAGTCGTGCCAAGAGTTCCGCCAGTGATCCATGCCTGCCCTTGCTCGATGCGGTTGGGCCGTGGCGCATTGAGTCCTGGTGCGGCCACGCCTGGCCCAATCTCAAAAGGATTCGTGCCAATCGTAAGCGTGAAGGTGTTACGCGCCAAGACCCAAATGATGAGCTTTTCCGTGTTCCAGACATCCACCATGTCATTGAATGCTTCGAGTCCGTCCTTCAACTGGTCGGCTGGCAAGGGTTCTCCCGAAGCCACCACGCCAATCAATCGCAGCGCACGTTTGAGGATGTCCTGCGTGCTGCTGCGGACCCGATAGATGTCGTTGACTGCGCCTAAGACGGGCATCGCTATATCCCCTGCGTAATTCCTATGGTTAGCTTTCTCCGCTGATCCAGCGGCCCGCCAACCGCAGCACCACTGAAAACTAAGGTCGCATCTATGCCTGCTAGGGTGTAGGTTCCAGGGTTGGCGCTGAGTACGCGGTCAGCGAGAAGGCTTGCCGCCAATCCGGTAATCGTATACGCCCCTGCGTCCGCAGACAGGAGAAACCCGTGCGCCAGCGTCGCGGCCAAACCCGTCAGCGTGTAACTGCCCGGGTCCGCTGAAATGAGCCGTGTGGCAAGCGTCTGCGCGGCTAGGCCGGTAATCACATACACACCGGAGTCCGCCGAAATCACTCGCCCGGCGAGCAGCGTAGCGTCGATCCCACTCAGAGCATAAGCCCCGACGTTTGCCGAGAGCATTCTTCCAGCGACAACTTCCGCCGCTAGGCCGGTGATCGTGTAGGCCCCAGGATTGGCACTCACCATGCGGTCAGCCAAAAGCGTTGCCGCCAGCCCGCTAAGGGTGTACACCCCTGGGTCTGCAGAGAGCAAAAACCCATGCGCTAGTGTGGCGGCTAGGCCCGAGACTGTGTAGCTGCCAGGGTCCGCTGAAACCATACGGGCAGCTAGGAGTGACGCGGCAACGCCGGTGATGCTATAGTTGCCAGGATCAGCGTTGAGAAACGCCGCGGGCGCACCGATGTTCCGGCCGTGATCGGTAATCGGTGTTGCGGGGAAGCTACGGCCTATGCGGGCCATCGGTTACGCTCTCGACCATTTCAGCCATGCCAGCACGTTCACGTTGGCACTGACGTTGATACGCAGTAGGAACGAATCCGCCGCGTCGCCAGGGGACTCCGGCTCCAACCCCAACGGATTTTGCAGCACGAAGACTCCCATGAACTGCGGAACGAAGATGCCGTTATGAATCGTGTAGGTCGTGCCCTCGGCAGAGAAGTTTTGCCCCACCGTCAGGCCATGCGCCTGTGCGCGACCCTTGATCTGGCTGGTGACAGGGGTGCCGACGCTCGTTCCGGCAGTGGTCTCATCGGACGTGCCCCACTCAAAGGTAGCCGGCACAGCTGTTGCCGTCACACCGTCCATCGAGACGCCCAACTCGTGAATCGTGATGTAGAACCCTGTCGGGGTAATCAGCTTGAGTACCGTCTTGGCCCCAGCGACCGCAGCAAAAACTGTGTTCCGGGTTACGTAGACCGCATCCATATTTTATCTCCTCACCACGATGCTGACCGCTCTACGGCTTGCTTGATGATTATTGGGCGCGGCGGAGTAACCACACCAGCCGCCGCCTCGCCAAAGGAGATGTAGGCGATGGTATGAGCTACCGCAGAATTATTCAGCGTCCAGGTGGTGCGAAAGCCGCTGGCGATGGCGGAAGCGTCGGCCTCGTCCCATGCGTCGCTTGTCCCTGGGTTGATGGTGTGAAAAGCCTTCGATGAGGAGATGCGCTGTTTCACGATTGTATTCCCACCCGTGGTCTCTGCGTGTTCTATGGCTACCGCACCCTCGTTGGTGAAGTCTGACCCACCCACCGCCAGCCGCGCATCATCTAGGATGGTTGTACCGGCCACTGCTGTCCGCCCGAATAGCAGTACACCTTTCACCGTTCCTTGACCTGTGTTCACATCCGATGTGCAATTCAAAGTAGTGCATTTGTCAAAGGTTCCGATGGCGACGTTGTTGGCTACGTCGGAGAACTTGAAGGCGACAAAATAAAAGCGGAACGCCGCCGCGCTAGTCGCATTGGTCACATTCCACGTCCAGCCATCGGTATCGAAGGTGACGAAATCAGCCGCTTTTGAAAGTGCTGCTCCAAAGTTGTCCAATTTGGAGGCGCATTCAGTTACAACGAGCCGCCTTCCTGCCGCGAAAGGAGACATCGTATCGGCAGTGTCGGCGGATGCTGCCAGTGCCCAGCGGTTCGACGTACTGAGCACCGCGCCAAAGTCACGGATGTAGTCGCCCTCATTGCCGGGAAGTGCGGCGGTTCGGTCTGACCCACCGAAGAAGTGTAAAAAGTTGGGTTGAAACCCGACGCCCGTAAACGGCTGGTTCCCTGTGGCGGTCGCCCAAGTCCTGTCACCTACCAACACGTTGGTAATATCGGTACCACCTAGCACCAAAAAGTAGATGATGATGGCGTTGGTGTCCGAGACCGTCCAGTTTAGGTCGAGGCTGCCATTGTTGAAAGCCGTGAGCACAGCGGCCCCTGCAATAGTCGGCGTCACCGAGTCAGACAGGATGGAAATGGCATCCGTCGCCATCCGCACTTCGCTGTCGGAGGTGGCCAGGTTGTCTGTTTGGTAGGTGGCGATGCAACGGTTTTGCGCGGCAGCAGTGCCCGAGGTGGCCCCGAAGAACTCGCTGGCGTCTACCGAACCGCCTACTGCCGTCCGGTGCGTGCCCCAGAAATAGGCGACCTTGCCTGTAAAGCTCGGCGAGTAGGGTACATTCTGTGCGCCGGTGCCGCTGCGCTTGGTGAATACCCCTTGTGCGACGCTCAGGCCCATCTAGCTGAAGTCTCCATAGGCGCGATTGAAAATCACGCGAAACTCACGGCTCTCCAGAAACTTGCCGCGCTTGACACCGATAGCATCTTGTGGCCGGTCAGGAGCTTCGCCCTTGCCAAAACCTTTGAAGCGAAACGCTGGATAGACGATGCCGCTTTGCCGGTCTTTGCCTGCAACACCTGACGGCGAAAACCAGTAGAAGTCCTCGCCGTGCAGCATATCGCAGTAGTTTCTGATTACGAATCCGCCGTCACGCCAGGTCTCGTATTGCTCGTCGTACACGATGACGATGATTTGGATGTCCTGCGAGGAGAGACTTGTCCAGTCGATTGAGACTAGCGGAAAGACAATCTTCGCTGTCGAGCCATCGCCGTAGTAGATGACGACTTCCTTGACGCCCCACTCGCTAAACGGTCGAGTTGAGAGTTGGCCTGGCATAGTTACCCAGAGAGGGATGCACCACGTAAACCAATTTCTCCCTTATCAACACTCAACTCAAAGTGGCGGTTGCCACAAACCCGGCACACCCGAACAGTCAGGTCGGGCCTGTCGGTTGGTTGCGGGATTAGATTCTCAGGCTTGGTACAGCACTCGTTGATGGCCATTGATCCTCTTATGCAAGAGTGAATATGGAACCTGTGGTTTCACTCCCATTGAACTTGACCGAAAACGTCTCCCCCGCCAACAGGGTTAGCGCCGAGCCGTAGTCCCACCAAGCGATGAGCGGCTTGAGCGGGGTAGCCTGCGTAAAGTTCATCAGCACGACGTACTGGAACGGGCCGATGGAGCCACCGCTCGCTGTCCACACCGCCTTGGTGCCGGTGAGCGTCGCCGTGCCAGTAGTCTCGGCCCAAGTGTTGAGTGTGTCGATGCCATCTGCTGTGTAGCCGTTGCCAGCGGTGATTTCCGCCAAGTCCGCCTTCACCGCGTCGAGCGAGGCAGACGGCACGGCGTTGCTCAAATAGACATGGATCGCGTGCCCGGCTGCGCTGAAATCGTGCTTGGCAAGGCCAAGTTGCTCGACGAAATCCTGAAACTTTTGATACGCAGCCATATTATGCTCCTCTCAATGCTAGTCGAATCTGTTGTTGGCGGTGAGAAGACAACAGTAAATACAGCGTCATCATCAATCCGCGTGCTCGTGAGCCATAAGCCTGCCACACATTCATACGATAACCATTGTTAGTCGGGCGAGTCGAAAGATTTCCTCCGAATAGACGCTGAAGTTTAAGAAGTGGCTTGATCTCTTTCTGTGGTACCGAAACCATCTCACATCCACGCGCACAACTCTTGGCGCGAATGAAGCAACCCTCACCTTCAAGAAATCCCGCAGCCCATTCCAAGTCCCTCGTAGTGGGAGATACCGCAGCACGTGCGATATTGGATTTTGGTTTGGCTGTCCACTTACGAGTAGGAATGTTGTATGCCGCCACGGCTCACTCCTTTAGTTGTTCGGCGTGCTCGACACTTCCCGCACTGCTATCTTGGAGAGGAACAAAGTCCCTGTGCCAGAAGAAACAATGCCCGCGATATACGGGTCGCCGTTCGGAAAGGTGTGTACCCGCACATGCTTCCAGATTTTCGCCGTCAATGGATGGCTGGTTGTTAGCGCGACCACAGCGGAGTTCCCAAACTTGATGAAGCAATCGACACTCGCCCAGAGTTCATAGTTGGCGTCTACTTCTAACGGTACATTCGCGCTGGTCACGGACAAACTCAAGGTGAGCGGGTTGTCCAGCGGCACAGCAAAATAGGCGACCCGCGGCTGGCCAGCACTGCTCATTTGTAAAGCACCCAATAGGCCAGCGACAATACGGTGTCAATGGTTCTGCGCTTTTCGTTTGGATAAAGAGCTACAAGCAACTGCCGCGCTTCATCCTTACGACGATCATCCTGGGGCCGCTGGCCGCATTGGGGGCAGAAAGAAATGGTTGCTTCTGTTTTGGCTGCTGCTTGCAATGGCGAGTTCTCTTTGACCCGCTGGACGCAGAGCAATGCGGCAGGCCACAGAGCTTCTTTCCTCAGACTCCAGAGCTTCCAAATGAGACTCCAGAGTTTCCAAACGGCTTTGGATCTTTCAAGCATGGTTTAGTTCGCTGGCGCTTGCCAGTACCAAATGGATGTCCCTTCTACTTTCTGGGCATCAGGAAGGTTCGCGTGTACTGCTTCCCGTACACCTTTCCGGTCTAAATCGTGGCCGCAGAGTAATCCACCTGGAGCGATACGTTTGAGCGCATTTCGTAAGTCGCGGCTCACCGAGTCGCAATCATGCGCTCCGTCAATGAAAATCATCTCCGGATGGAATGTTGCTAGAAATTCAACAACGAGAGGCGCGGAGTGGTCAGCGAAGATTGGGACTACTCGCCCTGAGTCAATGTGATCTCGCACGTTTTCACAAAAGGCAGGCCAAATGTTGGCCCTTGCATCTGCGGTCATCTCTACTTCTTGCGGTCCTTGCCAGTTGTCAATCGCAAAGACTGTTCCTATGGTGTTGTCCGCCAGCGCCCGCGTCGAGCGGCCATAGTGCGATCCCAATTCCACAATCGGACTGTACTTGGAAGCCTGCTCTGCGAGCCATTCCAATTCCGCCGGCGTCATCCAGCCATCAATCGCCAAAGCTCGCGTGATGTCTAGATACTCTCGTGCTCCGCCGGGCTGATGCAGCAAGAAACGGTGATAGTTGCCGACAAAGGCTTTGCTTCCGACGTGCTCGAACTCAATGTCGGGATATACCCACAGTTGTCCACCAATGTCCCGCCATCTCTGGCAAAAAGCATAATCTTCAGTGCGAAACCGGCTGCCAAAAACTCCCATTCCGAAGAAATCATACGCTTCGCTGACTGCTGCCCCCCTCATTTCCACTACGCTCGATTCATACTTCATTTCCGGGTAGGCTTTCGATAGACTCTCGAAAACGATACGTTTCAAGCGTGCGAATCCTACCGGCATAAGTTCTGCTTCGATGAGACCATCGCGGCCAATAGGAATTCCGTCGACCATCTTGACCTTCACTGGATACCCAATGGCATCGCGTTTAAGCGGATAAATACCGCCGACGATGCCTTCCGGTCGTTCGAGAATCCTCAGCACGGCGCTGGCATCAAATCCTACATCCGAATCAATAAAAAAAAGGTCAGTCGCTTCGGGATCGGCTAGGAACATTGCGACCAGCGTGTTGCGCGCAACGGGCAGATAGGGGCAACTCTCAACAATGAATTCTTCGTGGGGAATCTTGGCACCGTTCAACAAATGATAGGCGGCGACAAGCGACTGATGACACTTTGCCTTGATGCCTCCTTCGAGCATAGGAAGACCGATGACAACTTTCATAGTGCAAGCCTCTAAGAATACGGCTTGGGGCCACCCGTCCCCACAGCAAGCAGCCCCAGCCAGTTGTGTTACCCGATGAGGTTGTAATTCAGCATTGCCGTCCGCAAAGCGTTCGCCAATGCCTGCGTTGTGGTTGCATCGGTCCCTGCGGCTGCCGTTGCCTGTTTTACCACCGGCGTTGCAAGGCCATAGAAACCGATTTTTTCGCTCGCCTGACCAAAAACCGTTCCGTCAGGGTTGCCGTCTCCTACAACTTCGCCTGCTGGCACGTTTTCCTCGCTTTCTCTGACGTTTAAGCGTCAGCGTGAATTACTGCCGCCAGTTGCTGGCGGATGACTTTGTAGCCGTAGAGCACATCGATGCGGGACAGGAACTTCCCGTTTACGATGTCCCCCGCTCGCCACACTCGGCAAGACACAGTATCAACCACCTGTGTATCGCCCCATGCGCCGTACTTGGAAGGATTCTCCAGGTCGGCAAAGGCCACCGCAGCAAAGTCGCGGTGGAAATAGAGGCTCCGGTTGGTTTTCTCGCTGACACCTGCACCCAGCTTGACAACCGCACCGGCGTTGGTCGGGAAAGCACTGGCATTCTGCCTCGCTCCAGTCGTAAGGATGGCCGGAGAAATGGCAATATCGCCCGCGCCGCCCGCATAGGCAGCCGTGAGGACGAATTGCTTGAGGTAGCCCAAGTCGGCCTTTGTTTCAGGATGCACGGCATTGCAGCCCACAAACGTGACCCGATCACCGACAACGAACGTCTGTGTGCCAGTCTGTACCGTAACCAAGCCATCTGCGCCTTCGGATGCTCCGTTCACGGTGTAGGTGGTGGTTTTTGCTGCCGTGCCGGTCGCGAGGTCAGTCAGGTGTGTGCTCGTTCCCACCCAACCAACGCCCGCAACCAGACCAACCATGCCACCTCTGTACTGAGCGCCGATTTGACCAGCCGGAGTGAAGAGTCCCTTCACCGCATCCACGTACTTGGTGTTATGGATGGGAGAAAGGAAAAGGCTGAGATCATCTTCTTCATCGGGGGCCAAACCCTCAATGAGTTTCTGACGCCCTTGCATGAGGTGAAGGAACGAAAGAGCAGCTGCGTCGCCATCCACAAAATTGGCGACTGCGTTCGCACAACCGACGATGATGTCGGCCTCGATGTTGGAAACCAGCACCTTGACGGCTGGCTCGATGACCCGCTTGGAAAAGTCCTCAATCGACAGCGCAAGATCGCTGTCCGAAAAGGCCATATCCACGCCTTTCATCGTTCCAATCGTCAGGGTTTCGCTGATTTCCGCAGTGTCCTGCACGTTCATGACGGTACCCGTGCGGACGGTGTATTCATTCGGGAGGCGAATCTTGATGGACCCACCACCCTTCCGTTGCCCGTCAACGGAATATTGCGCGTCATACTGCTGGTTGACACGCTTGAGGAACTTCCCCTTCTGATGCAGTACAACCGCAACCGCTCGGGTTACTGCGGTTGGGGTTAGAATGGTGTTAGCCACTTACTTTTTTCTCCATTTTCTTCAGATACCGATCCCGCCAGACGGTCGGCGCCAAGTCATCGCGTAATTCCCCATCATCATGGGCTGCGACCTTGCGAACCGGAGTAATCGGTTTCGGTCCCCGAGTCTGCGGCAGAGGCTTTTGTCCTCCGCCCGTTTCGTCTGCAAGACGCGCCTCGATCCTGCCCAGAGCAATCACCGCTCGCGTCGGGTTGTCCATCTCGGTCAACTTTTGCAATTCAGCTGGATTCTGGCAGAAGTGGTACAGCAACTCCGGCCCGATCTCGCTTTGCTGCAATGCGAACGAAATTGCCGCCCGACTTGGGCCTTGCGCCGACTGAAGCAGTTCCTTCGTCACGGTGGGATCAGCAACCTCGTTGTAATCAGGATGCTTCTCGAGACAGGCTTCTTCTCTTTCCGCCCAGTCTGCCGAAATCTCCTCAACACGAGTTCGCTCCGCCATGCGCTGCTCTGCTTTCTGGACTTCTTCGCGTGTGACGCGCACAGCATCGTCGCGCACCCATGCGTCCCGTGCGTCCAGGTACTCCTCAGTCGTCTCAAAATCAGCCGGTTTGGGTTTGGGCTTGGCGGCATCCTCCGCTGGCTTCGCTTTGGCTTCATCCGCCTTGCCAACCGCGAGCTTTTCAAAATAGTCCGCTCTCGCTTCGGCTTCGGCTGCCTTGCGTACCAGTTCGTTGATGCGGCGCTGTACCCCACCCTTCCGTTTTTCCTCTTCGCCTCCGGCTGCTTGGTCAAGTTGCGTCTCGACTTTCGCGGCTGCCGAGGCTGCGGCGCTTTCGTCCGCCAAACGCTGCGCTTCCAGCGCGGCGGACTCGGCTGCTTGCTGTTCTGCGAGTACATCTGGTGCTGTGCTCATCGTTGTCCTCCGATGGATTGACTGCCCAGCGATTGCGCCCGCTGGTGGGCTTCCAAAACAAAGGGCCAATCCCCTTCCCCTGGCGGACTGGCCCTCGAATCGAAACTCGTTTGCGCTCTCGCTTACATCCTGTACATTCCAATCTTGATTCGCTCAGAAATCTCCTCAGCGCATGGAAAATCCATTCCCTTCGGCATGATGTCGTCCAATTCTACATCCAGCAAAATCGTGGCGGCGGCTACAAGCTCATCCAGCAGTTCTTTAGCAAGTCTCCGTTTCACGCTGTAGCTTTTTTTATCTTTCATGCTCACATCCTCTGCGCTGCTGTGCCCGTCTCTTCGGCCAGTTGCGCGGAGTTAATCTCCACCTGCATCTTGATCCCTTCAATTTCAGCCTTGAGCAATGCGATGGCTTCCGCACTGTCCAGCTTGAGTTGCAATTCCGTCCGTTGCAGGTCAATCTTCGCCATTGCGATGCGCTCGGCGCTTTCCAGCTTCAGTGTTTCCCGCTCGATGATTTCGTTCTTGGCGTTGAGTTCCTTCGTCAAGAGGTCAATCATCTGCGCGCTTTGCTGCATCTGTTGGGCTACCTGCGGCGGGATCTCCTGCTTTTCAGGCTGCTCCTGCAAGTTGGCAGGCAGAGTTTTCTTGGCGCGGTCAGAAAGCTCCTGCGCGTAAGGCATATCCAAAGTCTTCAGGATGAGGTCGGGAGCAATTTGCATCAGTTGTGGAGCCACGCCCACTAGGTCAATCAGCAACCGCGCCCCTTCTTGCCGCTTGGTCTGGAAGTTGGGGCCAGCGGTACAAACTACATCATATTTGCCAACGGTAAAGTCGAACTTCTTCCGCTTGCCGTGGTCGTTGAATTCCTGGTTGATTTTGACGATTTTCTGCGCGTCGTTTTCGCCAATAATGCGTACCACACGCGGCCCGCTGTACACTACCCCAATTAAATCCACCAGCATCTTCGTGCTGTGCGTGATGGAAAGCAGCAGGTTGTCTTGAAAGTGGAAGTTGGCAGTGTCGGATTGCTGCTGGCGGGCCAGAATCCCCCGCCCGCTGGTCTCGTTCGAGGTTGCACCCAAAGCAGCATCGTAAAGGCTAACCAGTGCCTTCAAGTCATCAGCGGCCAGCATCCGCGCTTCCGTCATCGCTGGGATGCTGACATTAGGAGCGAGCCGCTGAGGTAAGGGAGCCGGCTGCCCGCCAATGGTGGTGGGTTTCACCTGTAGAACTTGCTGTCGACTCAGGTTCCGCCATTCCTCTTCGTGGCCTTCAAACTGACCTTCGTAACCGACTACCTGACCCTTCGAGGAATCCACTGCCTCGGTCTGATCGGAGATGAGTTTGTTGAACTGTCGCTGGGAGTCTTTCATGTTGCGGACAATGCCTTGAAGAATCAGCTTCCCATTGACGGTCAGTTCTTGGCCAATGACTTTCACGATAGGGATTTTCGGGATGGGCCAGTCAGTTTCGTCTAGGATTTCCTTCGCGTTGAGCTTGTACCATTTCACCGAGGGGATGCGCGTCTCACGCTGGATTGGCTCGCCCTCAGCATCCTTCGCAATCAGCGGCTTATCGGCTTCTTCGAGTTCGCTCAGCAAGCGTGTTGAACCATCCGCCATCTGAACCAACAGTTCATCCTGATATTCGGTGGTGTAGTACTCCACGACTCGGATTTCATCTTGCCCAATCCACCCTCCGCTATCGCCTGTGCCAGAAGCCCATTCCAAGCCCGTAAAGTCAGCCTTTGGGTATTCGGCTTTGAATTCGTCTCGCGTGTAGGGCGTCACAATGAAGCCAAACTTAGCATCGGAACCATCGGGCATGGTGTGAGGGCCGAGATAGACCTGAAATGGATTCTGGATGCGTTCCAGTTTCACGTCTTGGTCAAAACTGAGTGGATCGGAGTACTCAGTGATTTGCCGCCAGTAACCGAAGCCCATCGCCACGGCGTAGAACGCTCCTGTGTCATAGGCTAATGTACCGTGTGAGTTGTACTCAATGTGCCGAACGACGCCCTGTTTCTTTTCAGCCGTCTCAATGTCGCCCCGGTCATCCACGGGAAAGACTTTGGCACTGATTCGATTTTGTTTCTGCGCGTTGCTGATGTGCAGGACAAATTGGGCTAGGCGGTTTATGACCAGCGCAGGACGCTGCGCCAGCGCCCGCTCGCGGAGTGCTTGGTCGCTCCATTGATTCCCGGCCAAGAATTCCAAATCGTCCAGACACTTGCGGCGAATGTCGGCCTCAGCGTCTACGCACTGCTGAAACCGCTTCTTGGCCTCGGCAATGATGCGCTCAGCGCGCGAATTGGTTTTTTCGTCAGGCATCTATCGCATCCATGAAAGTGACGCCTCCCCAATGGGAAGGTCGAAGTTCTGTACCTCTTTGCGCCTCGGCGGGGCTATGAGCATGGCGAACGTCAGAGCTAAGGCATCCGCATCATCGGGGCTGGCGCAGCCGCGCTCGACCATGCTTTGCTTCGATTCCAGTACCAGCTTGCCGCTGCTGTTGACGTGATAGCCGGGGCCGGTGAGGTCAAATTCGAGCTTCTGGTCGTCCTTCTGCGAGGGCAGTAGCCCGTGCAGCAGCCAGTCTTTCGTGAGGTTCCACATATAGGCGCGCTGATTCAGTTGGTGCTCATTGGGCGACTTCCCGCCAAAGTTGACTTCGTGAACCTGCCGGAACCCCATCGTGTGCAGCCGTTCGACAATCGGCGCACCGAAGGCCGTGTCTACAAACATGGCAGCGACTTTGCGCTCAGGGCGGGGATCACTCAAAATCTCCGCCGCACGAGCAATCAGCACGTTACGGTCGCGGGCTACCTCTCCAGGAAGACGCACAGGGGGGATGGAGCGAGCGTCAATCCCTTTGCGGAACCGAAAGACGTTCCAAGCTGCACCGCCGCCGGATACATCGAACCCAACCACCAGGGGGTCGTCGCCCAGTGGCTCGCCCATGCGCTTCTGGGCCTCGTTCACCCGCCCCTGGTCAATGAATTGCAGTTCGCTCGCGCTGGGCGGAAGACCGAGCACGCGGACGCGAACGAAGTCCGAACCCTCGCCGTAATCCTCAATCCACTTGGCAATGAGTTGCTTGTTCGTGAACCGCGACTGCCGCCCATCGGTACAGCGGGTGTTCCAGCCCGCTTGCTCGGCCCCGAAACAAACTCGCCAGAGCTTGCCGGTATTGCGAATCGGCTGCCCCCAGATGAACTGCATCGGCTCACCATCGGTCAAGCCGCCTTCCATGACTTCATAAATTTCGTCAGGGACCAGGCTGGCTTCGTCCGCCATGTACCAGGAGGTTGAGGTGCGGGCGTGCTGACCAGCGAAGGCTTGGGCGTTCTCCGCCTTGCAAGTCTGCGGCGTAACTTTCCAAGTGTCGGGGTAGCGTTTGTGGTAGATGCCCGAGGCCTGAATATCGAACCATCGAGCGGTGATGCACAGCTTCATCCAGTGCTGTAGCGCGGCCCAGGTACGCTCCTCGAGCTGCGTATAAGTGCCCGCCGTGACCGTTCCGGTGCTGTGCGGACGGGTCGAGAGAAGCCAAGCAGCAATCCAAGCTCCCTTGACGGACTTGCCGGTGCCATGCCCGCTGCTTTCGGCCATACGAATCGGCAGGACAGGCGTCGAGCCGTCAAAGCCTCGTGCCTCAACCAAAACCCCTAAGTCCTCAAGAAACCTGGTCTGAATGGCGTCGGGGCCAATCTCCTTCTCCAGTGCCCCGGGCTGCCCCCAGGGGAAGGCGAAACGCACAAAGCCTAATGGGTCGGCATAGAAGTCCGAAACCGCCCTAGCGAGCTGAAGGTCAGTTCGCTCGCTTACCGCTGCGAACCCGCTCTCGACCAGCGGCGAGGGCGGCGAGTATGTCTGCGTCCCCACTTAGCTCCACCTTATTGATGAAGAGTTTCAAATACTGCCCGAGTAATTCCAAGCTGCGCGCTTTGTCTGCGAGTTTGAACCGTGTCCGCATAACCCGCTTGCGTTCCCCGTCACCCGTCCCGCCAGTGGCGTCCACCGTGTATTCCTGGATCGCCGCAGCTTGCTCCCGCGTTAGGTTCGAGAAGTCCACCACGAACTGACCGTCCTCGTCCACGCGCATATAGTCCAGCATGTTGGAGAAACCCATCTTGCAAAGCTCTCGAAGGACTTTCTCAGCGTCAAAGTCTAATTTCTTTGCCTTTTCCGCCATGAGCTTGCCGATTTGCGCTTGTACACTACTCTTCCCTAACAGTAGCGCACCTCTTACGTCTGCGCCTTTTTTGCTGTAACCCGCTTTAATTGCAGCCTTTGTAGCATTCATGTCAATCACATAGGCTCGGCAAAATACTTCTTGGCGTCTTTTAGCGCTCTGCTTGCCGTTTGACGGAGCGATTTGTTGGGTGTCTGCCACAGTCTTAGACCGATGGGGCCTCAGCACGGCATTGGATTTGCGCGAGCATAGCTTTGGCCCAGCTGTGGCCCTCTGCTAGGGCGAGAACCAAAGGTTCACCTACGCGGCAGGAGCGGTCCCGCACTCTTGGGAGTCCCCCTTGCGAGAAAAGAATTCCACGCTCGCCCGCTCGGGGGTAGTAGTACCACTCAGCCTCTCCGTCGCGGATCATTGTCTTTTGCTCGGCCCAAGAAATGTGGTGATGAGAATTATCAGTACAAGTGCGCGAGCTGATGCGTTCATCCGACCAGTACGGCGGGATTAGGCACAAAACTTTCTTAGCGATGGAAGCAGTCTCCTAGAATTAGCCGTGGAGAACGGCGATACAGATCTCTTCTACAACTCAGACTTGCCGAATCACCGGCCCTGGCCCTTGATCGTCCAGATACTGCCGAAAACGGCTGGCCCCAAAGAACAAGCCTACCCCGATTGCTGACGGCCAAAACACCGAGGGCTGACCAAACGCTTTATAGAGTCCAATCGTCGCCAACAGCACTCCGACAACTTGAGCGAGATAGGTCCAACGTCGTTTGCTCATCTGGTCACCAGCACGTTGCCGACTTTCGGTATGCGGGGAAAAGTTGCGCGTGTCAAGAAAAAACAGCAGGTAGGTGAAGGTTAGGGTCTACCGGTATACCTTTGAGGTTTTCTTTGGGGCAGAAAAGAGCTTTTCCTCGGTGGTGAACCGCTTCCCACAGAAACGACATTCCCGCCTGCGCCGGAGCACGGTGTCCTTGTGCCGGTTTATGATGACTCGAGTTTTTCCGCTTCCGCAGTACGGACAAAGCAAGCTGATTCTCTCCTCATGGCTTTGCGCATTTCGTTCGCTACCTTCTGTTAGCCGCCTGCTCTTTCTTCGTCGCCCATCGACAGTTGCTTGGCGAATAGTCTCCATCGTTATCGATCCGGTCGATTGAATGCGTTGGCGAAGGCCGAAAGCCGGTGTCTTTGAAGAATGCCTTGAAACTTTGACGCCACCTCTCGCACACTTTAATGCCCCGCCCACCGTACCGTGCGTAGCGATTCGTGCGCGGATTCTCACAGCGCTGTTTCATCTGTATCCACGCAGTATATTCGGCCCATCTCCTCCCTTTTCTTTTTGCTCCATGGCGCGTGCGGACGTCTATTTGAAGACAGCCACAACTCCGTGTATGACCGGTTCGCAAGTCATCACCACGAACGATTCGGTCTTTCCCACACGCGCAGCGACAACACCATCGTGCTACTCCACGTCGATTACTTGTCGCACGGTTCACCACGGTAAAGCGTCCAAACTGCTGACCAGCCATTTCGATAACGCGGTTAGGCTTCACTGAGCTCTCCTTTCCCTGGGGCGACGCATTTCTCAGCCTCGCCCAGCCAGTGCTGAGCGGCTTCTCCGGTCGTACAGGACAAGCTCAACTCCGCTAGGGCGCGTTTGACCAGCGGCAGCACCAGCGCAGCCTGCTCGCGGCGGTCGCGGCGAATCACCTCTGCTATCGCCGCCAGCCCCTTGTCATCCGTGTATTCCGGCATGACCTCAATCCGGTCAATCTCCTGAGCCATTTCCTCTGGTGTGCGTGTCATGCCCGCTCCATTTTTATTTGGATTGCTATACCAGAGACCCCTGTACTCAATGCCCATCGAATGTCTTTCGCCAATTGTGGGTGCTCCTTCTTGCACGCCTTCGCGTAGGCGCGAAGAGCAGGCACGGAAAACTTGTCATGCACCAGGTCGAGCACAAAGTAGGAGCAACGTTCGTGTTTGCCCGTCTCATCGCCCAAGCGCCTTACATTATACTTTCGGTAGATACCCCTTGCTTGGTCGTTCATTTCGTCTCCTCCAGCGCCGCGCGTAACTGGTCGGCCCAAGCGCGGGCCTCGCTGTCGCAATGGCAATAAACGTCATGCTCGCACTTCGTTTGCTTCATGATCTCCGTCAGCCCCTCCAACCGCTCCCGCAGCGCCTTCTCCCTCGCCAGAATCCTGCCCGTCTCAATGGCTTGGGCTTCCAGGCTCGCTTGCACCGGTGCAACGGCTTCAACGCGAGCTTGGTCGAGTGCGCGAGCGAGGGCGCCCTTTTGTATCACCGCTCTTGCAGATTTGATGGCCGCTTTCCAATTACCCTCGACTACAAGATTGCTGATTATTCGCGTAAAGAATTCTTCAATCGCTGCTTCCTCACCCGCCACCACAGCCTCCGCTCGCTCGCGCTCCATCTCGGCCCGCAGCGCGGCTTGGGCGGCGATCCCCGCGTCTAAAGCAGCCAGAATGTTCTCCCTCGTCCATTCCGCGCTGAAACCACAATCGGTAACGTAGGTGCGGAGTTGCTCTAGCGTCTGCGGCTTCGTCTCGCTCGCTGGCACATTCGGGTTTTGGCCAGAGTTCCAGGGCTTCTCTCTTTCAATAGACATGGCTATATCCCCCTCCGCTTGGCAGCGGCTTGTCGCTCATCGCTTCCCTCGCCTTATCGGAATCTCATGTTGGCCGCCTCGTTCATGGCCGTACAAGCGAACACACTTCAAACAGACAATGTGATGGCAGCCGTGGCAGTAATTCTCATCTGCATCCACCCTTTTCTTGCAGATACAACACGCTCTCGGGCGCAGTTCGTCGCGCTGGCAACCGACCTCCGCATAGGCAGTCTCAAGATAAACGAAGTATCGCCCGTTCTTTGTAATATGGCGTACCTCTCCCAGGAGGCTCACTTTCACGCGGTCACCGACCTTGATGGGCTTGGGCTTCCGCTTAGTCGCCATCGGCTTGTCGCTCATCGGATCTCCTTCACAAGTGCTCATAGAAGTTCGTCAGTCTCAACGGTCACTTCGGTGCGCTCGGGCGTGCCGTAGCGCTTCGTTGCCACCAGGCACATGACCTGCGCGTCATCCTCAAAGAGAATTCCGCTGATGGCATCGAGACAACTCCGCGCTAATTTATCCACGTCCGGGCGTTTGGTGTGCGCTTCCTGCTTCTTCGCCAAACTCTTCGGCCGTTTCAGGTGGAACGACACGCGGAGAATCACGCCCACGTTTCTCGGGATGGTCGCAAAGCCCGTCTCTTGCTTGCGCACCACAGCGACCTGTGCAATAGCGTGGCGGTAGGGCAGAACTTTCTTGCTCGAATGGGTGATTGTCGCTCGCAGCTTGTCTCCCTGACGGAAGGCAAACGCCCGCATACTTCCCTGCGGCGTCGGTGTCCCGTAGACTAGGAATTGGATTTTAGCCATAGAGTTCACGGCGAAACGGCATTCGCTTTCCCAATCCACTCCGTTTTCACAACGAATTTTGCGCCTTGCGGATCTCCGGTGTATGTGATTCGCCAGCCTCCACTCTCCTCCACCCAGGTCTGCGGCTCTTTCACGAAATCCTCAAGCATCGTCGTCTGCTTCGGAGCTCCCTGCGCCTCTGGCAGGCGGTTGCACACATCCACCAGCTTGGGCATGAATTCGCACTCTCTGAGGCATCGCTGGAACGCAGTATCAAGCCGTCCTAACTCGATGCCCCGGAGCGCGTGCTGGTAAATCGCAATCTCGGCGTCATTGAGATCGACCCGTAAGTGCGTGGCGCACAGCACCAGCCAGCCGGCGATCTGCTTCTCCGTGTCGTTCGAGGAATCGCTTGGCTGCTTCGAGATTACCGACGAGGCGTTGGTCGCTTTTTGTTTGAGCCGTTCCATCGAACTCCCCTTCGAGCACTCGCGAAATGTTTCGGTCGTTGCGGATCAGGAAATCAAAATTCGCTTTCCAGCCGCGGTCGTTCTTGCCCGATAGGAATGGGCTGGCCCGACAGCGGATCACCGCCTCACGGAACTGCTCCGGGGTGTACTGCTTCGCTCGCCGCTGGCAGTTGCGCAGTCGGCTTGGGGTCAGCTTTTCGATTCCTGGCAGGGATCCGTGCTCTTCCTGCCAGATTTGAGCAAAGGGGTGGGTAGGGGGGATGTCTCGCGCCAGCGAGACAGGGGGGGGCTTCTCTTCTCTTTCAGGACGGTTATAGGACGGTTCAGGACGGATAGGGCGTCTCTCTGACGCCCCTGCGCGACTGTCTGACGCCCCCCCTGCGTCTCTCTGACGCCCCTGCGCGACT